GTCGATTGCCTCAGTTGTGCGAAGGGATTGCACCTTGTCACCTTGGGCGGCAATGGTCACGCCGGAAGCGTTGACCATGGAAGAGGGGATAAACCCCGAAAGCTCACGCGCAACCCGGTCCATAGAGCGGTAAAGGATCGGCGCAAGATTTGTGAAAGAGACTGTATTAGCCATGATATTTTAACTTGTGAGGATTTGGATTTGTCGGGCGTCTTTATTCGCCGTCCGTTACTTCCCCGCCGTCCTTCGAAAAGGTCAACCGGTCCGCTTGGGACATTGCGTCAAATTCCGCCCGGGTTACTTGCTTTGCGGCACCGCCGCCTTTACCGTCCGGGTTATGAGCGGCACCGCCGCCTTTGCCTTTCGATGCTTTGATAATTGACGAAAACTCTTTGTTTTCAAGAAAATCTTTTTGGACTTGGTCAAAGGACTTCGAAGAAGCCTTGCCGTCCGGCTCAAGGGTCCGAATCACCGGTTGCCCGTCAATCTCTTCAACCGTCAACCGCTTGGCGATGGCGTCTTTGACAAGCGAAGGCACAGTGAAATGCTCATTGGCAAACTTGGTTGCTTCGGCGTCAATCATTGCCTTGTGTTGCCTGGCTTTGATTTCCTTCAGTTGAGCTTCGTTCTCTTCCTTGATTCGGGCAACTTCGGCTTCGTGCGATTCGCGCAATTCGGCAATCTTCTTTTCGTTGCCTTTAGTCGCTTCAATATCCTTGAGAAGTTGGGCTTCCCGCTTTTCAACTTCGTTCGCTTTGGCTTCGGCGTTTTTGCGGTGTTTTTCAGCTTCTTGCCATTTGCCTTTTTCAACAAAGGCGTCTTCGTGACCTTCAAGGGTCAAGGTTGCGTTGTCGCCTTCAAGCTTGTATTCGCTTTGAAGGGCTTCGGGAAGTTTTTCGAATTCTTCTTTGGTGAGGATATATTTCATTGTGTTTTGTGGTTATGGGTGGCACCGCCGCCCGGTTAAGCACTCAGAAAACGTTTTTCTTTCGATTTTTGCAAGAAAGTTCTTTTTAGGGCTTGACGACTAAACGAAAAACGTTTTTAGTTTAAGGCATGAGTATGAAACTTCCTCTCCCTTCCTCTCCTCTTCGTGAACTCTTCAACGTTGAAGACCTTATTGCTTGGCGGTCTTTCCCGATGAAACGCAACTTGATTTTTTCGTTGCGTAGAACAGTTGCCCAAAAGGGGATAAATTCAGCACAAGGTATTTGCCTTGATTGTGACGGAAGAGTTTTGCTTCTGAAATGCGGTCCCAAGGGCGGAATCAAAACCCTTTGGGATTTTGGAAACCCTTTGAATTAAAGTCCCGCCGCTTCAAAGGCTTCCGGTTCAAGCTTCCGCATTTCGGCAAGCGTCAGGGGCTCAAAATTCCGGTCAAGCTGAAGTTCCGCGAACTTGTCCGCCGAAAGTCCGCCTTCCCTGAAGAGCTTGCCCCGGACCGGTCCAAGGGCTTGGTCTTGGAAGCCGGGCGGTTGGTTCTTCAACCAATCGTAATAATCAAGGTCCGCGTCAACCGGCCCTTTTTCCCCGGACCGCGTCCGCCCTTCCTTCAGGAAGTCAAACTTGGGGTTAAGGTCCGCAACCGTCGTTGACCGGCACCGAATATGAATCGGGGGAACCGGTCCTTCCCCAACCTTGAACTTTTGCCCATCAAGGGTCTTACAATTCTTGACAAGCGAACAACCGGCCATGTAATACCCTGAACTAGTCTCAAAATTATAAACATGGCACGAAACAAACTCAGTCCTTACACCAATGACATCTTGCAACTTTGGCGCAATGGAATTTCCGCTGCCGAAATTGGGAGAAGGTTTGGTGCTACTACTACTACGACGACCACATTTTTGAAACGTCTCGGTGTCCTTGAAAATGTCCCTAGGAACCAAGAACATCCCCGAACAGTCGAAGCCGTCGATATGTTTAAGCGGGGATTCCGACCCTCTGAAATTATTTGTCAGATTGGTATTAGCAGAAGCGGTCTTTTTCACGCTTTGAAGCGTGCTGGTTGTGAATTGCGGGGTCTCGACGGATGGAAGCCCAGTGACGCCCAAAAGACCAAATCCGCGATTGTCAGAGAAGAAGCCGGATTGATGCAACCAAATGAGCGTTTTGTGTCTGACATCCTCAATAGGGAAGGGATTGAAACCATCCCCCAATTCAGGCTTGGGCACGGCAATGTCGATTTGGTTTTGCCCGCTTTGTCCGTCGCCGTGGAAGTCTGCGGGCGTGGGACATTCCGAAACAATCTGACTAACGGATGGATGGAAAAGCGCATCCGCGATTGTGGCAAAGCTGGGTTCCACTTCTATGGGGTTTGTTTCCGGGATAAATTGGTCAAGAGAGAAATCAACGACCTTATCGCTTGGCTTTATTTCCTTGGCCGAACGCCAACCTTTCGCCGTCAATATAGGGTGGTTTGGCGTGGCTCTGAATTGCTCGCCTGCGGATGTTGTGATGACGAAAACATCACCTTGGTAGGGGCGTCTGAATACCTTCAAAATCTCCCCAATGGGGCGGGGGATAGTTGATCCTGTGAAACATTGAGTCGTTGTCTTGCGGTCCAACGTTGAAACCCATTCGTAACCCTGAACAACGTCCGCGTTGTCTTGCCAAGTCCGCATTCGTCCGACGCTTGCGACGTGCTGAACGGACGTTGCAACAACCGCTTGGGCGTTCCGGCGGGAAGTTTGCAAAATACCATCTTGGAACCGGCGGGCACGGGTCCCGACAATTTCCCGGACAAGCTCTTGATTGGTCTTGCCTTGATAATACCCCCGGCGGACGACCGAAACAACCCGCTTGGTTTCCCCGGCGGCAAGCGTTTCAACAAATTGTTCAAGGGTTTCCCCGGAATGGCTCATTGCCTGAACCTTCGCCAAATTCCAAGCTTGGCGGGCGGTTGGAGTCGAAAGCCGGACCGTCCCGGTAATCGAAGCGGCAATGTCCCCGGCTTCCATTGCCGCGAATATCCCGGCGGTTTGTTCAAGCTCTTGGTTGAAGAGCTTCACCCCTTCCCGGTATTGCTTCAGGATTGCGCTTTCAAGTTGCCCAAGCCAACGGGTAAGGAACCGCCGGTTTTCCCCGGCAAGGTCATTTGCAAGCCCCCCAACTTTTGCTTGGACAAGCTTTTGCACTTCCTGAATGGTTTTGCCGAAGTCCCGGAATTGCCCCGCCTTGATTCGTTCAAGAAGGACTTGCCGCCTTATTGCTAAATCAAGAAGGGCTTTGCGGTTGCGTTTGGTTGGCATTATTCAACGCCGCCGGACCCGGAAGAGCCCGGGGGCGGAATAAGGGTTTCTTCGGCAAGCGTCTTGGCAACGTCGTCGTCTTGGTAAGCAATGCCCGCCTTTCGTAGTTGTTCCCGGGCTTCTTCGAAGGTGATAAGCCCGGCTTGGTATTCGGCAACGATTTGGGCACGTTCCGCCGGGGAAGCCATTGCCGCCGCAAAGTCCGAATTCAGGTCAAATTCGATTGTTTCCGGGTCAACTTCGCCAATGAACCGGGACGCATGGAAAAGGGCTTTCCGGTAAGCCGCCGAAACGTTCTTTGTTGCCGAAGACAGAACCGAAGATTCGGAACTCTCTTCAATCAAGGCTTCGGTTGCGGTCCCTTTGGTTGCCTTCGGTTCAATGAGTTTTGCGCCAAGAGCTTTCATTTGCTCTTCCTTGTGCTTCATTGCTTCCGCCGCAATTGAATTTGGGTCCGCATGAAGCAACTTTGCGTCCGCGTCTTTAGGCAATGGGATTGCGGCCCGGGAACCAAGCTTGACCCCGCCTTTAAAGTTCTTGTCAACCCATTCTTGACTAAGTCCGGACAAAACAAGTTGGTCTTGGCCGGTCATAAAAACGCCTTCTTCGTAGTCCGCCGAATTGCGATAATGGGCAATGTTCAGGCTTGCAAGGTCCAGAAGCGGGGCTTTGTCAATATGCGGTTCGTTATTGGTTGACCCGACAAATTCAAAGGGGATTCGGTCAATTGGGTTGCCATTGAAGTCCTGAAGCAAAACCGGGTAACCGTCCAACATTTCAAACTTGTCGTCTTCGTTGGTTGGTTTGTCCTTCTTGCGCCAAAGTGTGACGGCAACGGCAAATTCCGTTCCTTCTTCGTTGGCTTGCTGAAGCCGGATTTCACGCCAACGCGGTTCTGTCTTAAATTCAAACCCGTCGTCTTTGATAATTGCCCGTTCTTCAATGACGACCAAAGAAAGCAATGTTTCACCGCCAACGACGGAAACCCGCCAATTTATGATTTGTTCCGGGGCAATGAATAAGATTCGGGGGCGAATCCGCAATTCTTCAATGTCGGCAAGTGTCACAACCCGCCCTTCTTCAATTGTCGGGAAATCCGCCAAAAGCCCGCAATGACCAAAGGACAACGTTGCCTTCAAAGTTGCCTTTGCTTGTTGTTCAAGGGGTGTTCCCGCCCCGTCAAGGTCCGGTTCGTAGCGTTCCAGACTGTCCGGCAAGTCGATTGAACTGTCTTTGCTGAAGACTTGCCCAACAAGCCCTTCAAGCGTCCGCCCGGTCACGTTATAGAAAACCGCCCGGGTCTTGTAAGCCTTGTAACGCTTTTCCGCGTATTCGCTGTCTTTTTCCGCCGCCGGTTTGGGCAAATATTTTTCCCCGGCGTCTTTAACCGCCCGTTCACCTTCAATGCAATCGGCAATCAAACGCCAATCTTTTTCACTTGCGGCAACTTCTTTTCGTTTGTGGTCAACTTTGGGCATGATTCAGGGATTTAGAGACGAACCGGGGGTTTTTGCAAGTTTCTTGTTTTTGGGGCTTGACGACTAAACAAAAAACGTTTTACGTTCGCAAAATGACACTTGCCGAATCAATCCTTATTTGCGCTTTTGCGTTTTATGGCTTGGCGTTCCTTATCGCCTACGTTTGCCATAATTGGGCGGAATGGCGTTACCGCCGGGCAAAGTCCCGGCTTGGAAAAGTTCTTTCTTTCCATGACTCAATTGAACGTTGGAAAGCCCGCAAAATCACAAACAACCAAATCCATGGAAGATAAACTTAAAACCGCCCTTCATATTTTGGCAGACCAATACGACGCCCAAGGCGGGCACTTCACAACGACTGAAGCGGACTTTATGTTTAAAGAATGCTTTTGCGAATTTGGCGAACCAATCCCGGACGCCTTCAAGCGTCTTCTTCAGAACAAACCGAAACCATGAACGACCGAACACCCGAACCAACCCAATATTTCAAAAATCCCGAATGGCATATTGCCGTTGTTTGTGCCCGCCGGGGCATTGACTTGACCAAGCACGGGCGGAACGAACCTTGCCCTTGTGACAGTGGCAAGAAATTCAAGAAATGTTGCATCAAGGAAGCCCCGGAAGAACTTTGTTACCGCTTTGCCAAAGCTG